ATCTATTTCCTCTGGTGTCAAACCATTGGGGAAGAGTAATTTACCAACATCCTCTCCAATAATTCTATCTGCAAAACCAGCAGGCATAAAACACTGATATTGTTGCAATATCTTAGTAAGCATCTTAGATATAATTCGCTGTACTCTTAGGCCAAGGAGAGTATATGACTGCTCTCCCTGGGAAATTAAAGCCATAGTACCAGTAGCCGTGGCGCGAGATTTAACGATATCTGATTCTCTACCCATCTGGTAGGCAGACGTAGCAGTCAGTTTCTCTATATATTCTATAATAATGCGTTCCTCTTGAAACGAAGTCATAAAATTACTTGGAAATTGGGCAAATAATACGTCCTTAATATCATCTACTGGTACCCCAACACCTGGCCCAATCGTTACTTTATCCGGCTTAAAAGAGGATGCCGCACGATAGAAAAAGAAAGGAGCAACTGCAATACTACCGGCATCTATACGCTGATTATGTATGGCATCTAATTCTTTGGCAAGACCACGCATTATTTCTGGTACACCTATACCTAATGGCCTATTACTACGTCTAATAAATTGACCTACCACAATCGGACGCCTACCAATAGGACTAACAGCAGTAAGCGGCTTACCAGACATATAAGTCCTACTCTTATAATCTATTATAAATACACTTTCTACCAATTTACCATCAATAAACCACTTAGTATAACATTCTATTAACCTTACTGGTGCACTATTAATATTAACATCAAACCGTTGTGTACCCTCTTTCTGTGCTCTCTTGGCATTTGCATCTTCACCTTGCTCTTGAGTAATGGCGGCCTGGATATTATCAATATCTTCCTTGGAACACACGAAAGCACCCCTAACCTTCAATGCCTTAATATCGGGTATACGCATAAAAGAATTATGGGCTATATATTCACTATCATCTTCGCCTTTCCATAAATAGGGTAAATATACATCCTCTATCGGTAGATTATCTATATACACTCTCTGATGTGCTATTTCTTGATATTTTCCAGGTTTTGTTCTATCACGTACATATCTATATTCAGTATCCCATCGTAACTTTAATATTATAGTACCATACACAATTAAATCATGTAATATATCATCTATTATATCAGCCATTTTCAATTCTTTGCGTACAATCCATTCCATAAATTTTCTAACATTCATTACATTCAATACATCATCAGCCGATACTGGTTGCCAGTATGTTAAATTTTCATTCCACACTGCGGGAAAAAGTTTAGAGTGCATTAAATTACAATGCATAGGTACAGCCATAACTGTTATATTAGAGCAATTGGGCCAGGGATCAGATTTGGGGGTACGCTTACCTTCATATAATTCTAGACAATCATCCATCGTCTGTTGCCATCCCTGCCTACTGGCAACGCAATCATCTACACATTTAATAATATAATCCACTATTTCTTTTTTTTGATCAGGAGTTAGAGTATATTGTGCACCCTTTTCTTCTTCTTTTTCCTCTATGCGCCTTACCTCGGCCTCTTCTGATGGCGTAGGAATAGTAATAACAGCCGTAGGTGTAACTTCTGGCATAACAGGTACCATGGGTTGTTGTGCCATCATTGGATCAACTGGACTATTCTGTTGTAGTAATGGTTCCGGCATTAAAATAACTCCTTAAGTCTAGTTTTGATATCTATATTATTCTTTTTTAAGAATGCGAGTTTCCCTTTTGCACCAGTCTGATCAAATGTACGTATTGCATCTTCAATTGTAGGATTTTCTGGTAAACCGTATTTCTTAGGATTAACAGCATAATTTTTAAATTGCGCAATTACTGCTGGCAATACATCTTCTTGTTTCTGTAGATATATAAAATTCTCTCTACCTTTTGGTGGTATTACATTTTTATTAATACTAAAACCATGAATTGTATTCCATTCCCGCATCTTATCACTAGTAATCCTGAACGGCGTTTGAAATGGTGATAATCCCTCATGGGCTACAACATTTTGACCAAGTATTGTTTGAAATTCTAATTTACGCGTATCAATCATTTTTTGTTTTTGTGTACGCGTATCTATATTATCAGCCATGATATTTAAAATATTCCACCTGCTGTAGTCGCTTGACAGCAGCAGCACGAGATTTAAGTATACGACTAAGACGTTTACCTTTATGAGATACAACAACCCAACCACCTTTAACTTTTCGGATCATTTTTTACCTCTACGTGTGGATGTTCACAATTAGTAGATAAAGATGAACTATCCATAAAATAAGTATTACTACTAGTACCAGCACCAGAAGTCATTGGATAGTAGGGATATATTGGGGATGGATACCATTGACCCATACCACCTATCTCTCCACATCTACAACAATACCAATTATGACAACAGATACAATAATGCCAGCAATGACAACAATATTGCTTATGTATATGATTACAACAATTACCGTGTTGGTCCATGATATAATCCCTTCTTCCGCGCCTCCGAAAGCATAATTGCTATGGCTTGTTTTTTATTGGTCACTCGTGGCCCACGTTTACTCCCACTATGTAACGTACCTTTCTTAAATTTACCTAATTCATGTTTAGCAAATTTCTGCATTTTAGTCTTTTTCTTTGTCATATATCTCCTTAATCTTTACAAACCACCTGCCTATGCACTTTAATTCCATCTAATTGATTACATTTTGGGTGTGCAAGAAAATAATTATCCAATCTATTTTTACCACCCAATGCAAGTGCAAGTTTATGGGCTAAGTGTAAATTATTCATATCCAATGGTAATCTACAATATGGACAATTAATACCATCACGATTAACAAGAAAATCTACGACTGCTTCTCTTAATTCAGTAAGTCTATTCTTACCTCTAATACTCCTACGCCCATGACACAATCTCCTTTTTTCTGGAATTTGTCTTCTTCTCCAATCTTGAACTTTTTTACGATTATATGCAGCACCCTCTGGCGTTGCATTTTTACGTTTCATATAATCACGTTTATATTTGAGAATATCCATGATAATCCACCCAATAAGAATAATAACCAAATATATCCAGTATCTTTATCTATTGTTTTCCTTGCCGGTACGTATAATCTAGCGGGTTCATATCTCGGATTAGAAACACAAATATAACCAAGACAGTCCATAGCATGATCCCTTTTCTTGCGTGGCTTCTCTTTCGGATCTTTATAGTCCCTACCTATTTTGTAATCATCCCAGGCATAATGGCGCATTTCCCATTCCGTATTGGGGCATGCTTTAGTAATATATAACGAATTACTCTGTAACCGTTCCCTTACCCGCCAGATACGATTGGCCACATCTTTATCTGCTAAGAGCGTACGTATATCATATTTCTCAAATTCCTCTTTTATATTAGTACCCACGATAGGATTAGGGGTATTGGCTGAATCGTCTATTAGGCGGTATTGAATATAATTCTCGCCCTCTTTCGCCTTCATTAATCTGCACACATCCCCTATTAATAATCCTTCGTGGGAATAGACTTCATCATATACGGTATATATATCTTGACCACTTATATTATCTGGTATACTAATCCCATACCTATTACATTCCATCTTAAATTGTTGGATAGGACAAACAGCAAGATATACCACTACGGTAGAAATACGGGGGTGGGGATCTATGGCACATACTCGGACCCAATGTCTAGGGATTGGGAATGAAGGAATAAAATGCACCTCAGGTTTATATTCCCTATATATTAAACCAGATAATTGTACGAATTTACCATGAATACGTGCCTCTATTTCTTGTTCATCTAATCCCTTACATATATCCTCTATTTCTTCTTTATTTAGATAAGGATTTTTCAGGGAATCAAAGAGCCACGCCTGGATATTAGGATTTAATCCGGCCTGCTCATAAATCTGATCATATACCCAGGTCAATCCCTTGGTGGGGGTCATAGTGAACCAAATATCACCACGAGTATCAATAATGCGCATCCGGCAAGCTTTATAGATATCCTCTGGCGGTTCCTCATCAAAATGAATCCAATGCCTGGATGCCGATTCAAATTTCTCTACATCCTGATCATAAGACATAAATTCTACCGTACTACCATTAGTCAGATACATAGTACGGGATTCTACATCATAATGATGGATTAGGTGCCTAGGACACCAACGTTTAAATTCTGGGAGAATAACCTTTTCTATTCCATTAGTAAAGTCAGTACAACAAATGCGGCCAAAATTGGGGGTGGGTATAGATTTATAGGGATGGGTACCGGTAGCATACCAAACATCTTCGCATACTCCGGTTACAGTTTTGGAAGAACGATTACCGCCAAAAATAGAACGGATACGGGCAGTAGATTTATGAAATTCTAAGGAGGAATTTTCACCACGTTCCGCACAGAGAGGTACATAATATCTAATTCCATTCTCCGCCATCCGTCTTTTCTTTTCTTGGATAGCT